ACCAAATTTACAATTCTGGAACTGTATGGACTATGGTGTGGTCAGTATTGATAAGAAATTCATTGGAAGTATGGACTTTGAATGTTATACTCGTGATTATGGAATTCAAAAAGGTTGTTATGTCTGCACTATAGACAACTATCACCGCGATCCAGACATGGTTGACTGGGCAACGAGTGAAAATCCTGCCGAACATAAGTCACATAACCTCATTAAACTGAATAATGGGCAGTATGCACTGTATCCAAACAACAGATTACGTATTTTTGATAATAGTTTGACTCCTGTTGAACCAAAAATGCCTGATTTTAAAGTTTCGACTCAGTATTATCAGGTCGAAAATAGTTTTGAACGCCTTGGAATGGGTCATGAGGATGAATATTTCTGGAAAACGTCACAAGAACGCCAAAACTTAGAAGACTTAGAGTCTGATTGTTGAAAATAAATACAAAAAAGGGATAGAAACCCCTTAAAAAGTTCTGTTTTACCAAAAACAGGAGCAAAAATGGCCAATTCACCCATTGATAGAGACTCAAACTACATGTATCGGATGTGGGGAACCACAAAATTGATCTCTGATTATGGAAGTCTGTCTCAAACTGAAGAAAAAAAGGTGATTCAAGAGATTATGCATGATGATATCCCTCTTAAAAAGCATCATTTGAAGGAACAATCTGAGTTACATGCACAAATTCGCAATGATGAAGACTATGATGATTGGGAATATGGGACAGAACCAAATTATGGTATGAGGATATAAATACAAGCAAGACTTGACCTGATTCAGTGGTACAAAGAATATCTCGCCAGTTTAAGGATATAAGCTTGTCTTTTGACATGCATCCAGTTACGCGAGATATTCTTGTACTTAAAAATGAACAAGCGATTAAAAGATCTATTCGCAATATCATACAAACCATACCTGGTGAAAGATTTTTTAATCCTTCCTTGGGTTCAAATTTATCAACAAGTTTATTTGATTTTATAGACTATGGAAGTGCATCAAGTGTTGAAACACAAGTCAGAAATGCAATTTTAACATATGAACCTCGTGCAGATAATGTAACTGTAGAAGTTTTTCCAAGATATAATGAAAATGCATTCGATGTAAATGTTTATTTCGATATTATAGGGCAGGATTTTCCTCGCCAACAATTTACATACATTTTAGAGGCAACAAGAAGATAAAATGCCTTTTACTAAATTTACGAATCTAGATTTCGATCAAATTAAAACTTCTATCAAAGATTATCTCCGTGCTAATTCGGCATTCACGGATTTTGACTTTGAAGGATCTAACTTTTCGATTTTACTCGATACTCTAGCGTACAACACTTATATTACTGCCTTCAATTCAAACATGATTGTGAATGAGTCTTTTTTAGACTCTGCAACGGTTCGTGAGAATGTTGTATCACTAGCACGTAATATTGGTTATGTACCACGTTCCAGAAAAGCAGCAAAAGCATCTATATCATTTGATGTTAATATCCCAGTAAACGTTATCACACCACAAGTTACTCTTAAAGCTGGTTTAGTTTGTATTGGTGGATTTGGAGAAACAACGTCTCATGTTTTCAGCGTTCCTGAAGATGTAACAGTAAGGGTTGTGAATGGTGTTGCATCTTTCACAAATCTTACAGTCTATCAGGGTATTTTATTAAACAAATCTTTTGTAGTTGATTCTTCCCTCAATCAAAGATTTATCTTAGACAATACTGGAATTGATAGTAGCACAATTAAAGTTAAAGTTGGAAGTAGAACTTATAATTTAGTCGATAATCTTTTTGAGATTAAAAATGATTCGGAAATATTTTTAATACAAGAAATTTCAGATGAGAAATATGAGTTATTATTTGGAGATGGTAAATTTGGTAAAAAATTAGAAAATAATCAAACAATCTATGTAAATTATATTATTACTGATGATGAGGAAGGAAATGGTGCTAGAGTTTTTACATTTTCAGGAACAATTGTAGATTCTAATGGATCTAGTATCAGTCCAGTTGGGTCTGTATCAGTAACAACCGTTCAGAGGGCAGAAGGTGGGGCACCAATCGAATCTATCGATTCGGTTAAATACTTTGCTCCTAGAGTCTATTCATCGCAGTATCGTGCCGTAACTGCGAGAGACTATGAAGCAGTAATTCAACAAATTTACCCAAATACTGAATCTGTTTCGATTGTTGGTGGAGAGGAACTTAATCCTCCACAATATGGGACAGTATTGATTAGTATTAAACCAAAGAATGGAACATCAATATCAGATTTTACAAAAAACAGTATTTTGAATGATCTTAAAAAATATTCTGTTGCAGGAATCAACCAAAAAATAATTGATCTGAAACTATTGTATGTTGAAATAGATAGTACTGCTTATTACAATGCATCTTCGGTTTCTTCTATTGAAGATCTTAGAACAAATGTAATTAACAGTTTAACAAAATATTCCACCTCCATAGACTTCAACAAGTTTGGAGGTAGATTTAAATATAGTAAAGTAGTTCAGGTAATTGATAATGTTGATACTGCAATCACATCAAATATTACTAAAGTGAGAATGAGAAGAAATATGAATAGTGTGTTAAATAAGTATGCACAATATGAGATTTGTTTTGGTAATAGATTTCATAGAAATCCAAAAGGATATAATATTAAAAGCACAGGATTTAATATTATAGGAGAGAGTGAAAAAGTATATTTTACGGATGTTCCCGTAGATAATGAAACTGGGATTTTATCAATTATTAAAAAAACTACTGTTCCCGATCAATATCAAATTGTTAAAAAATCAATAGGAACTGTTAATTACCTTAAAGGTGAAATTATAATCAATACAATTAATATTACTTCTTCGGATCTTCCAGATGGTGTGATCGAAATACAAGCATTCCCAGAATCTAATGATGTAATTGGACTCAAAGATTTGTATTTAATTTTTGATGTTTCTAAAAGCACCATAAATATGAAAAAGGATACTATTTCTTCCGGTGAACAAATTTCCGGTATTGGTTTCGATTCAACTTCAAGTTACGCAAACGGTCAAATAACGAGGTAATATGATAGCAACTGGGTTTGATTCTAGAGTTAAAATTCAGCAAATTATTGAAAATCAGTTACCAGAGTTTGTCATATCAGAAACTCCTAAATTTGCAGAATTTTTAAAACAATATTACATCTCTCAAGAGTTTCAAGGCGGATCAATTGATGTTGCTGAGAATTTAGATCAATATCAAAAATTAAACAACTTAACTCCAGAAGTAATTTCTGGAACTTACACTTTATCATCACCAGTTAGTATTAGCGATACAACCATCTACGTTAATAATACAAAAGGTTTTCCATCTGAATATGGACTACTTAAAATTAATGATGAAATTATTACATACACAGGAATTACAACAAATTCTTTTACTGGTTGTGTAAGAGGATTTAGTGGAATTGTAAATTATCACGATTCAAATAATCCAGAAGAATTAGAATTTTCTAGTTCCAAAGCTGCTTCCCATAATACTACAAGTCTTGTATACAACTTAAGTTCTTTATTTTTAAAAGAGTTTTATAAAAAATTAAAGCAAACTCTTGCTCCAGGATTTGAAAATGTAGATTTTGTTTCAGATCTAAATGTAAATAATTTCATAAAGCAAATTAAAGGATTCTACCAAACAAAAGGAACTGATGAATCATTTAGAATTTTATATAATGTTTTATACGGAATAACACCTACAATTTTAAAATTAGAAGATTTTTTAATTAAACCTTCTGATTCCGAATTTATTAGAAGAGAAATATTAGTAACAGAGCTAATTTCTGGCGGAGATCCAAATAACTTAGTTGGCCAAGAAATTAGGAGTATAGACGATACTGCTTCTGGTCCAGTTTCAGAAGTAGAAATTATTAAGAGAAATAATAAAAATTATTATAAAATTCAATTATTTGCAGGATTCAATGATAAAAGTTTAATTGAAGGAACATTTCAAATTACACCAAAAACAAAAGTTGTCGATAAGGTTGAAATTAATTCATCAGTTATTACTGTAGATTCTACAATCGGATTTGATGAATCTGGTAAATTTACTTGCAATAACCAAACTATAACTTATACAAATAAAAGTATAAATCAATTTTTTGGTTGTGTTGGAGTAACATCTGAAATTGGTCCTGGATCAGATTTAACATCTGATAAAATTATCTATGGATATGAAAAGGGAGATACATCTAAAAAAGTAGAATTAAGAATTACAGGTATTTTATCGGAACTTGAAAATCAAAATGATATTTACTTTAGATCAGTTGGAGAATCTATATCTGTTAAACATATTGGGGAAAAAATTGAAAACCCAACAAATAAATCTTATAAACAAATAATGTTTAATTCTTGGACTTATAATACAAGTTCAAGATATGAAATTAAATCTTTTGCCAGTAATCAAGTAACATTGTATGAAATTCCAGATAAATCAAGTTTAAAAGTAGGAGATTCGATCAATATTCTAGATAGAAACTCTGAAAATATAATCATAGAAAATGCGATTGTAACTTCTATAATAAATGAAGTTGTATCTTTAGATAAAAATATAACTGGTATAAATTCAAATCGGAAAATTAGTATTAGGAGAAATATAAAGTATGCATCTTCATCCAGTCTCCCTTTAAAATATCCAAAAATTATTGCGAATGTCCAGAATACTTACGATG